GCTCGGCATCGAGCTAATGCCGTGGCAGCGGCACGTCGTGGACATCGCGACCGAGTACCGACTCGACGAGCACGGGCGGCGCCGCTACAAGTACCGGACCGTGGTCGTGACCGTGCCGAGGCAGTCGGGCAAGACCACGCTCATGACGCCGGTCCGCGTGCACCGGATCATGACCCGCCCCGGCATCGACGCGTTCTCGACGGCGCAGACCGGGAAGGCCGCGCGCGACCGCATCCTCAAGATGATCGAGCAGGTCGAGGTCTCGCCCATCGCGTCGCTGTTCAAGCCCCTGCGCTCCAACGGTGCCGAGGGCCTCAAGGTGCACGGCACGAACAGCCGGTGCGTCCGGTTCTCGCCGGTGACCGGCGCGCTGCACGGCGAGACTCCGCACCTCGTGGACTTCGATGAGATCTGGCGCTACTCCGAGGAGCTCGGCGACATGCTGCTCGGCGGCGCGCGGCCCGCGATGATCACCCTCGGTGCGCTCGCGCAGGTGTGGATGGTCTCGACCAAGGGCACCGCGGCGAGCACGTTCATGAACCGCTACATCGACGCGGGCGAGAACGGCACCGACCCGACGCTCGCGTACTTCTCCTGGGAGATGCCCGCCGGCCTCGACCCCGACGACCCCGAGACCTGGCGCGCGTTCCACCCCGCGCTCGGCAACACCATCAGCGAGGACGACCTCGCCGCCGAGATGTACGCCGAGGGCGTGTCGCACTCCGAGCGCATCCGCGCCTACATGAACCAGATCACGACCGTGACGGACTCGATCATCGACGCCGCCTCGTGGGCGTCCCTCGCCGACGACCGCCTCGGCCAGCGCGTGCCCGAGCTCTCCGAGGTCGGGATCGGCGTCGAGGTCGCCCCCGGCAACGCGTGCGCCGCCGTCGTCGCGGGCTGGTGGGACGACGACGGATCGCCCGTGCTCCGCGTGCTGCACCAGGCCCCCGGCACGTCGTGGCTGCTCCCCTACCTCCGGCGGCTCCGCGACGACTACGGCGTGACCGAGATCGCCGCCGACGACGCCGGCCCCGTCCGCCGGATCACCGACGACCTGCACCCCCATGGCACCGAGGCTGACGACGCCGAGCTGCCGGTGCGTCGCCTGTCCCTGCCCGACCGCTCGACCACCGACCTCGACCTGCTCGCCGCCGCCCGGGACGAGCGGACGCTCAAGCACGACGGGTCCCGCGTGCTCGAGCAGGCCGTCGCCGCCGCGCAGCTCCGCACGAACAACGGCGTCGAGCGGATCGACCGCGATAAGAGCCTCGGCCCCGTCCCGTCGCTCATCGCCGGCAGCGTGGCGCTGTGGCACGCCGAGCACCGCGAGGAGCACGTCGGGATCCAGCTGTTCTAGCCCCGCGTGTCCCCTCGCGTCCCGGCGGGGTCGCGAAAGCTAGGACCCGCGCCGAGGCGAGTCGCATGCTCCCGGCATGTCGATCTTCACCCGCGCCGCTGACGCGCTGCTCGGCGGCGTCGCCCGCCGGCAGGCGGTCAACGTCGCGAGCGGGATCATCCCGCCCCCGCGCGACGCGTCCGCGCCGGTCCTCATCGGCGAGGCCGCGCACCTGCCCGCCGTGCACCGCGCCCTGCAGATCATCGGCACCAGCGTCGGCCAGCTCGGCCTGTCCGTCGAGCGCGGCACCGGCCCCGCCCGCCAGGTGCTCGAGGGCTCCGAGGTCCCCGCCTACATCCGTCGGCCGAACCTCGACATGTCCCGCTCCGAGTTCCTCGAGCAGCTCGCCCTGTCCATGGCCACGACCGGCAACGCGTACATCTGGCGCGAGGGCGGCGACCTCCCCACCGAGACGAACGAGCTGCATCCCCTCGACCCGTACTCCGTCACCGCGTGGCGCGACGAGCACAAGCGGCTGATCTTCACCTACGACGGCAAGGAGTACCCCGCCGGCCGCGCCGGCAACGTCGGCCGGATCGTGCAGACCCGCTACCTGACCATGCCCGGGGCCGTGAAGGGCATCGGCCCGATCGGCGCCGCGCAGACCACCATGCGCTCGGCCCGCGACATGCGCGAGTACAGCTCGCACTGGTGGGAGACCGGCCACCCCTCCGGCATCCTCTCGACCGACGACAAGCTCACACCCGACGAGGCCGCGATCTACCGCCGCTCGTGGAACTACCTCGATGCCGAGGGCCAGCCGATCGAGCAGATCGACAACCCCTCCCGCATCCGTGTGCTCGGCAAGGGCCTG